CATTACCTGGATGGTAATGTAAGAATAATTGTAGTACTGGATTTGTTTTAGGAACTATTAAAACACCATCTTCAAATACTACTGGCTCAAGAATTACATTTTGATCTTGATTCTCTTGAAAAGGGGTGTTTGAGTTTCTAGCGTATCTTAATGGGTGATTTGTGTTTGTTTCCTCATCAAAGTGAAGTAGACGTCTACGTGGAGTGTCTCTTGATGGTAAAAAATAAGTTAGTGGGGTTCCACTACTTTTTAATAAATAGGTTCTGTCTTTTGATTCTAGCTTAGCTAGTTTAACTTTTGTTTCCATTGTATATAATTTAATTTGTTTTTTAAAAAATAGAGAGGGACACTAATGCCCCTCTCTGTGTTTATTCTTATCCTTTGAAGATAAAGAAGTTGTTAGCTCCAAGAGTACAAAGTGCTCTTTCAGACAAGAAGTTAACTTGCATTGCATCTAGGTCGCTTGTTGAAGCACCACCTGCACTACCAGTCATCCAAGTCTTGTAACGTCTGTCTTCAGTTTCAGAAGCTCTGTATCGAACGTGTAAGAACGGTCTGCGAGCATTTTTACCAAGAACTTGATCGTATACACTCATTGTACCAGCTGGAACAAGAACTCCGTTAACTGCACCACCAACTAAACCACCACGAAGAGTAGCATCGTTAAGGTATTTCCAGTCAGTCTTGTAGAACTCATAACCTCTTCTAAATCCAGAGAATCCAAGATTTAAAGCCATTTCCTCATTGTTATCAAACAATCCGTAAGATGTACCACCAACTCCGTAAGAGTTTTGTGCAGCCAACATATCATCGATATCAAAAGAGAACTGACGGTTTAAGAACAATACGTTCTCAGCGATAGCTCCTTGCTTGTCAAGACGTTGTACGATAGTATCAAAGTCAGACAATGCAGATGGATTACCACCAGACCATACGTTACCTCTAGACTCTATCTCGTGGAACATACCTTTAGTACCAGCAGAACCAGTAGTTGCTGGAGCTACAACTGGAGTAGGAACCAATCCTGTATAAGAAGCTGCACCAGAAGTAGACTCAGCAGGAACACCTTCTACCATAGCCATTTCTAAGTAATCTTCGAAACGTAAACGAGTCTCGTGCTCTGATTTCATGTACCATAAATAACCGCTAGCACCATTTTCAGTAGTTACCTCAACCCATCCAACTTGAGCCATATCAGAACCAGACACAGTGTAGTTGTCTTTGATGATTATTGGCTTAACATCGAATATTAAATCTTCAGCCTCTAAAGAACCTGCCATTCCGCTTGTTCCTTTAGCAAATTCAGATCCGTAAACAAATGCAGTTACTCCTGTTGTTGAACCACTAAAAGGTGAAGTAGCGTTGAAAGCGTTATCATAATAAGCTACAGTAAACGTAGAAGTAGTTACGACAGTAATAATAGCTTTTGCTGATTCAGCTGCAACTTGCTGAGAAGACAAAAATACTGTTTGGTTTACTCTGAAATTACAGCTACCAGAAGGTAATGTAAAAACTTGAGTTCCAGAAGAAATAGCACCAAATGTCAATCCAGTGTACTTAGTATGTAAACGTCCTTGCTCTGCCCACTTGATTAAGTCAGAGTTTGAAGGAAGTTCAGCTCCAACCATTCTTAAGAATGATGAAATAGAACGGTTTCCATAACGCTCGAATTCTTGCTCATAAGTATCAGGAAGATACTGATTCAAGAAGTCAAAGTTTGTAATATAGTTTGAAGGCAATGTTGCCTTTATCGAGCTAGGTGTAATCGCTACACCTGGACTCGCTTGTAATGTACCAGCCATTTTTTAATTTTTAAAAGGTTTTCTAATAATTAATCTATTACCGCGTTCCTCATCAATAATTCTAACTTGTGGCCCTTCTTTCGGAGTAGGCGTTGGTGCTGTTCGAGTCATGTCAATATTTTTAGACTCTTTAGCAATATTGCCTACAGCGTCTGCTTTTCCTTTTTCATAAAAGTACTTTGCAAATCTGTCTGGGTTGTTAGCTACAGCTATAGCTTTATGAAATGATTCAGCGTTCTTAAGGTAGCCATCTTCATTCAAAAACTTCGATACGAAGTCCATTATGTTTGACTGTTCCTTAATCATAGTGTTAGAATCTGCTGGTTTATATACCATCTTATTGTTTTCATCGATATTGAATCCGAAACCTTCGAATTTATCAGAGAACAATTCAGATGTTTTTTCAGCAAAAAACTTAGACCGTTTCACTTGCTCCATCTCATGTTGAGTAGCGGCTTCTTTATAACTTTTAAAGCTATCGTATGATTCCTTATCTTCTTCAGAAACAAATGGTGCCCTTGACTCAAGTGGTACCTTATATTGATCTTTTAAATCATCGAAATATTTTTTAGCTTTCGTAAGTTCTTTTTTAAACGCTAATTTTTTTTGTTTGACTTCTCTTTCTTCATCAAGATCTTCGTCATAACCAAACTTAAGACCGATCTCAAATCTAACATCATCTGGATCTAGATCTGGATTCTGATCTTTATAGTAATCAAAAATTAGCGTATCTGGTTCTGCATTCGAATAATCTTTATTTAATTTAATAAAGTCATTGATGTTTCTACCAGTTTCTTTTTTGTACTTTAGGAATGCAGCTACATCTTCTGGAAGGTCTTCGTTCTGATTTCTCTGTTCAAATAACTCATCCAGAGAGCTGATCTCCCTGTTGTACCTTGTTTTAAGATGTGAAAGAACGACATTGTCATCAATATCTGGAGTCGGAGTAGGCTCTGGTGAGGGTGGTTCTTGCGTTCCATCTTGCTCTTGCCTTAACTTATCTTCGTGCTCCTTTAATAATTTCTCTTCAATTTCAACCTTTGACTTCTCTTCGAATTCAACGGCTCTTACTTTAAATTCTCCTTCCATTATATTTAATTTATTTTTTACAAAGATAATAATTATATTTCATTACATATAAATCCTTTAATATAGCTCATATAATATGCAAAAACATATAAATGTAGCTCAAATAGCTAATATATTATACACAAAAATAAGCCATATTTAAAGCTTATTTTTCATTTTAACTTTTTTAGTTATAGGGACATACATTGTTGCCTCAATATTAAATTGAGTAGGGTACCCAGATCCTTTTGATGCTGATACAGATGTTGTTAAACGCCCTGTTGATACTGATGCTCCAGCATTTACATCATAACCAGACCCTGGCGAGAATACGCCAGAAGCGAAGGGTTTTACTTTTATTTTACTATTTCTCATATTATCTAGGTTCAAATGAATCTAATCCGAAACCATCCAATGAGTCTTCATTACTTTCGAAATTCATGGGTGGTAAATTATTTTTTCTTTGGTTTATTAGTTCAGACTGTCTACTGGCTTGTATGTCAATACGCTTATCTTTCGCATTCTCCTTGTCCTCTCCAATCTTTTTTAATTGTTCTGCCTCCATGCCTTTTAATTGCATGTTGTACTGAAACTCTTGATCCATCAATTGACGTTTAAGTTCAGCCTCTGCTTGTAACTGCTGAACAGCAAACTGCATCTCCGCTTGTCTTAACTCTATCTTAGATTGAGATTCCATCTGAATTAATTGAGCTTTTGATTCGGCAGCAGCTTGTTGAGATTGCATATTTGTCTGCATTTGCATTCTGTATTCCATCTCTTTTTGTTTTTGCTGTTGCTCCATTCTTTTCTTTCTCTTCATCTTAAGTAGCTCATTAGCCAACTTAATATTACTAACCATTCTAATATCAATAGCATCTTCCAGATCAATGGTTTGTTGTTGAAGTGCGATCTGAATATTTGACTCAAGGCGTTGCTTTTCTTCTTCATCTGGAGATAACTCTATAAAAATTCCAAAATTGTGTAAGTATAATTCTTTAATATCTTCAAGTATAGCGACATTGTACTTACCTATTTGCATAGAGAAATCTTCAGCAAAATCAGAATACTCAAGTATATCCGCTATTCTTATTGATATACATTCAGCCATTCTTTTTGTTACGTTTAATCCAGCAGTAAGTATATGTCTAGTTGCTGTATTGCTATTTAAAGCAGCTAATTTTTGAACGCCTACAAGAGCATCTGGACTAGGTGTTGATGCATCTCTTGCTTCATTTATGCCTGTCACCTCTCTTATCATGTTAAGGTTATAGTTATATACATTAATGAGTGAAGACATTTTAGAGGCCCCATTGTTTGAGTTTAACTCTTGGATGGGTATCCTTGCATTATTAAAATCACCATCTTGCGTATAGCTTCTACCAATAACACTACCAGTTTGAAAATATAGCTTAAGAGCATCTTCTGGGCTATAAGCGGCACCAGTTCCAAGATCAACTTCGTTAATACCGTCAGCGTCTATAAAAACACCATCTGGTACTATACGTGCCATAACTTGTTGCAGTTTTAAATGAGTTAGCTGTATTTGATCAGCAAAAGGTATCATCCTTCTCACGAGAGACTCTACATTCCCCTTATACATTCTAGGAGCATAAGAGATATAGTTAGGTAATGCCTTCTGAGTCGATGACTTTGGACGAACCATATTTTTCATCAACTCCCACTTGACTAATGTATTAGTACCTGCTACTAATATACCCTCATACCATGCGTCTCTAACGGCTTCTATTCTTTCGAACATCATGCCCTCTTCTACAGGAGGATTAAATTTTCCATCCTTCCTTATTACTCTTTCTCCACCATTTTCTAACATTTTTTTCTTCCACACAAACCGCATGTCAGTCTTATAGTTAAAATATAACAATGTCACAACTTCATTTAAAAATGCGTCATCTTGATATTGCCTCGTAATAGGGAAATAGCTATACCAAGCGGAACTAGTGTCTTTTATTTCTTGAAGTTCTTCTTTTGTTAGGTTTGGGTTTATTTTTAATAATTCAGTGTAGTGTACTTGTTTTACCTCACCAAAATAATAACAGTCTGAGAAATCTGGTTTCTCTGTGTAGCTGTGAATCCAATTTGCTGGATCAACATAATCTATTTTAACACCATCATTCATTAAAAAGGTGTGTCTCATAACGCCAATGCCAAGTGTAGTCATATCGTAGTCGAACAACCTCTTTAACTCAGTGTAGTCGTTCATCTTTAATATAGTGTCAATTGCAATCTCTTCAGCTATCTCTATCCCTGGCTTATATTTAAGTTGCATATACAAAGAGAGCTCCTCTTCGTTTCTCGGTAGTTCCTCTGGATCTACATTATATGCGTCAACGCCATACTCTTCTTTTGTTAACTCAAGAAAATCTTTAGAGACCATATCGGCTTCTATCATATCTTGGAAGAGACTTTTCTTTTCAGCTGAAATTATATCCTGAGATTCAACTTTTATTTTAAAAAGTCTGTCATTCATACCGTTGACAACTATATCAACGAATTTAGGAATAATAGGAATTGGAGTCCAGTCTAAATTAAGCATAGACATGTCACCGTTTATAGAAAGTTCATCCTTGTACTTTTGTACTGGCTGTTCGCCTCTTGAGTATAATCTTAACCTATGATACTCTCCCCATTGATCGTAAAATCTACAAGTGTTATTCTTTCTCTTAAACCATTCCCCTTCTACTGCCTTTCCGACTCTTAGTCCGTATTCCATTGTTTGTTTTTCCTCATCTGAGGCTAACGCACTGGGAAATTGACCTTGGTAAATTATAACTGATGGTTTTTTATCCATTATTTTATTATTTCGCTTCTGCTTCCACGATTATCGTATCTTACAAATTTAATACTTATTTTTGATTCTTTTCTTTCTGGTATAAACATGTATCTCTTAATAGCCATAAGGGCTAAACCAGAGCTAATAGTAGCATCGTGTTTTGTTCTATCATTGATGTTAAACCTAGCCCAATCCTCCAATGTTCTGTTAAAGTACATAGAGCCTATCACTCCAGATTCTCTATATGTACCATCGTTATCAAATCCCACATGCTCCTCAATATAAGTGTTAATAACAGATGCGTGAGCTTGCCTCATGTCTTCAGATGAGTTAGGAACTCCACCTATTTCTATCTCCGTCTTGGAAAGTTTTGATTGATGCTTATCTGGTCTGTTCATTGAGTATGCCCTATAACCTCTATTTCTAAAATGATATAGAAGTCTTGCCTTGTTATTTTCTGCAAGTATTGGCATCCCATAGAATACACAAGCCATAAGCACATCTTCAAAAAATATCTCAGCTGTCTGAGGTCTAGCTATGTACTCTAAAAAGAATTCATTGCACGGTACATTTTGCTGCATATGAAATGTCGTAACACCATGAAGAGCACCGTTAGAACCACCACCGCCAACAACGCCAGAGATATCATAAGGATCGCACCCAAACGCACCAAGATGATCATTACCTGGATAAAATTTGCCATTTCTTATTATTTTTTTGTTTCTATTTTCTTGTTTAGGAATCCAAGATACTATAAATCTACCTTTTGGATCTGGAGTCCATATTACCTCAGTGTCTACCTCTCCGTTCTTCCAATGAAAATACCCCCTAGTTAAGAACTTCTCCTTTATCAAAGAGTCGTTGTAGTCTATCTGTTGGTAGATCTTAGTTAAATTAAACAAGGAGTGCTTGGACTCATCTCTAAATGCGTGTGACTCTGTTCTTGGATACTGTCTGTAAAATTCGTTTAGTGCATCAGCATCTGACTTTAATGCAGCCACCTCGTTCTCCCACCAAGAAATAACACCTTGGCTTATCATCTGTCCGTCTATGCCCTTCACTGGATTTTTAGGGTTGTCTAGCACTGGCCATCCAAACTGATCTATATAGCCCTCTACATTCCACTCCATAGGAACGAATAGAGAGTATAGGCCACTCTTTGTTTGATAATTGGCAGATCTTTTTGTAGTACTACTGTCGTAATACAATTCCTTAAAGTTTTGACCTCCTTTTGGCAAAGCGTTTGAAGTTGAACCCATCATACATTTACCAACAACTCGGGCACCAAGACGTAAACAAGTCTTAGTTACCCTCCAGTTATTTAATATGTTTTCTGGTTTTTCCCATTTACCAGATTCGTCATGTACCAACATTAATAGTTTCTCACCGTCATAACTGTTGTCAGCTGTATTTTTCCAGTCAATAGTCGTATCAAGTCCTTCAATATCATCAGTCTTCTCTGCGTCCATATTCTTTCTAGTAATCTTACTAGCTGGAAGTCTAAATGCCAACTCAGTCTTTGGATTGTCCATTCCGTCTTGTATGGGCTTAAAGAAGAATGGATAGTTCCTAACAATAGGAACCACCTTGTCTGTAAACATCTTCTTAGCGTCACTACCTGTCTTTGATAGTATACCGATCCTAGAGTCTCTTACCATAGTACCTGTGTTGGAAACTTCTGCCGATGACATAAATGAGAATCCAGAACGCCTGTTCTTTAAATAACACATACCAAAAGAACGGTTGTCTGCCTTGCACGCCTCCCAATAAATATAGAATATTCTATTTGACTCACGGAATTCTGGTAGGCCAATGTCTATCTTAGTCCACTGAAGATACATATAATGTGTGCCAGTTATGTATGTAGGTTTACCGTTGTTTATAAACCAGTAACCGTATTCCCTTCTGTCGAATTCAGTCTCTATATAGTCTACATATTTAGACTTAAAAGAATTATCCTTTCTATTCCAATCAAAAACAGTCTTTAACTTATTTAGCTCCGATGAATATTCCTCTGCCTTCCATGTATTGTTTTTATTTGGAATATTTTTTTGTTCAGATGGAAGTGCTATCTTAATTCCATTTATATCATATATGTCTCCTATAGTCCCATCTTTAGATATTACAACCAGATCATAATCTGGGTGGTAGCCATACGTCCAAGACTTCTTAGCGTTCTTTGTATTTAACGCTGTCTTGTTTATATATTCTTTAACTAAAATGTATAAACTATTTTTCATTTATATATTCTTTTGTAAAAAGTATTTAATGTTAGTTCTTCTTAGCTCTTCCTTCAGCAAAACCCTTATTTCCTAATGTGATTTCAAATTCTGGGCTAGCTAAATTTTCTTCTTGCTCTATCTTTTGCAACATAGACAATGCATCCTCAAACGCAAGACGTTTTGCTGACGCAGCGTTCTTTAGTTTATCAGCAGATATGTCATCCTCAGATCTAGTAATTATTGGCTCCCTTAAAACCTTAATTAACTCATCTATTGCCACCTTAGCAGCCTCTAATATTTCTATTTTTTTAGACATATATTCCTATTGTACATTCTGTATAAAACTTCTTCGTTTATCCTAAACTCATATTCACTGTCTGGAGTAAATGATACGATGTCGCCTTCGGTGACTTCTGTCATTTCTTCGTTCTTAAATATCAACTCTCCCCACAGTTCTTCAAGTCCAGATGTAGAGCTGAATACTTTATCCTCTGATGGAATTGGTCTAATAAAACAGAATGGTGACGCAGCAACCCATTTACCCCCATCTCTGGAGTATAGATAAACTTGATCAGACTCAACAATAAAAAGATCATCAGTCAAGTGGTGCCAACTGCTCTTCTGCCTGCCCTTCATGTCGTAATAAAATTTAAAAACATTATGATGGACGACAACTATGTCATTCGGTTTTATTGGACCATTGTAATATATAGGTGTTGATATAACGGTAGCAAATCTATTTGATACCTTATGATCTTCTTGGGATGAACTTATGATTAACTCCTTACCTTCGTAATTTCTAATGTTATCATATCGCCTCCCATCAACAGCCTTGATGATAAAGCAATACGGTGACTTCATATTAAAAATCTATTTTGTATTCTACTGATACTGGCATTGTGTTAGAAAACTGTTTCCAGCATACAATCTCGCCTTGTCTTTCTATCCAGACTTGGTAACCTTCAGCCCCTAGCTTGATGGCGTGTATTGTATACTCCTTATTTAGAACCTCTTGACCTAATGTGTAGTGCATGCACTTCATATAGTCTGGTCCAACAGATATTTTTCTAACTATATTCACCTGTTAATAGATTGATGTTATTTGCACCGTATCTTTCTTGAACGTCCTTCTGGAAAGAAGAAAATTCTTGAACTGCGATTTCAAGCTCTGTTAGTACTGTTAGTTTTTGGCTTTTTAGACGTTCGAATGTTAGCTCGATATCAGCCACTTCGAACTTAAGGTCTCTATACCTTCTGTTCATCTCAACCAATCTGTTGAGGTCTTGTTCTTCTAATTTTTTCATTTTAATTTAATTTATAGTACAAATATAGTGATTATTATAATGTCATATCAATAATCACTTCATATCCCATTTGTTCATAAGCTAATTTAGCATATTTGTGTGCCGTGTCTAAAGATTGTTCTTCACCAGCTTCAAGTTCAGACTTGTAGCTTCCAATAGGAACATCTGTGTAAAGCATTTTACCTTCTAAGAAAGTATTTTTGTTTGCAAATGTTGCTACCTCACCTTCAATAGTAGTACCTGGAAAATCACCTAAGAATCTAATTCTACCATAAACTTGTGTAAGCTCAATGTCAGTTCCTGAAATTGTAATCTTTTTTTCTTCTGTTGCTCTAATTAAAATTGCCATAATATATATTTTTGTAAAGATAATAATTTATGCTACTGCTATTGTTGTTATTGTTCCTGAACCACCTCTAAATTTCAATGCTCCGCCTTCAACATATAATTGTCCAGCATTTGCTATTGTTGTTATTGGTGCTGTGCCATTATGAATAGTAATAATGTTTGTTGCCGCTGCTTCAAAGTCTGTTCCTGATGTTAAAGAACCTAAACTCTTTAATACGATGTTAGTATTTTTGTTTACAAAGAAACTTCTTTGAGTTGCACCTAAATATACATTAAAAGAACTTGTTATTGTTGGTTGCGCGGCACTTGCTCCTGTAGCTGTACCTCCTCCAAGAACAATCATATCTGTTTGACCACTTGCTCCTGTTATGTATTGACCAAGAAATGTATTTCTTGCGGATGTAAAACTACCCATTACGACACTTGTACCTATAGATGTAACATCAGCATTTCCACCTCCACCAGAAGCATTAGAACCTATTGCAATACCTCTATCACCTCCATTAGCATTAGTTTGACTATTATATCCAATTGCAATTGAATTATTAGTTGCACCAGCAGTTACTCCTGCTTTTGCCAAAGTCCCTATTGCTATTGAATTACTATCCGCGTATGTTGATTGCCCTATTGCAACACCACCACCAAGGTTAAAATATGCTCTTGCTAAAGATAAAGTCCCAATAGCAATAGCAGTATTATTAACTCCTGGTGCAGAGATAGAACTACCACTACCTATGGCTACACCCCCTTGACTACTTAATTTAAAATAATTAGTTGTACTTTGAATACCCCTAATTAAAATATCATCTGCATCTGACGTTCCACTACCAAATACAGTAACATTATTTCCTTGTACAGAAACTAGATTTGCAGTATCCGCACTATTCCTAACTCTAAATGCTAAGTCAGTTGATAATGCACCTTGGGCTCTTACGTCAAGTCTTGCAGCTGGAGATATAGTCCCTATTCCTAAAAATCCAGATTGATTTAGTCTCATATATTCAGTAGCAGTTCTACCCCATGACATAGCATGATTTGCATCATTATTAGGTGCTTTCCACCAAGAGTAGTTTGATAATGTGTTGGCGATCTGTATTTCTGATGTAGTTGTGCCACCTCCAGCAACACTTAATCTAAGTATATTTCCTGCACTTACTGCTTGTAACGCCATGTGATTACCCGCTGTTGTAGTTACCCAACGATAATTGTCTGAAATATACGTTCCAGGACTATCAAACCTAAATCCTCTAGGAGATGAGATTATAAATGTACCAGCTGATGAACCACCTCCATTACTATTATGATATTGTAAGTAAGCTCTATCTCCAACATTAGCACCAGCACTTACTAAAGTTAATCTCGAACCTAATGTACTTTCTGATAAAGATGAAGTCTGTGTATTTTCTATAGTGAGACCATAAGGTTGTGCTTGTTGAGATTTAAAATATCCTTCACCCAATCCATTTACTATAAAATTATCCGTAGTATCAGCACTATTTCTAACCACAAATGGTATATCGCTAGCACCTGTATTAACCGCCTTTAATGTCAACCTCTTTAATGTATTATCATAAGTGAAGTTAGCATCTTGTTGGACTACTCCTCCTGCTTGAAAGAATACTCTACCATTTGTTCCCGATGTTACAGCTGTTGTACCTACTGTAATACCTGTATTTATAGTTCTCCAAGTCCCATCGCCTGATAAAAATCGACTTATGTCATTAGGTGCTTTTGGAGCAAATCCATGTTTAGTTATACTTACATCATTAGTAGTTATATCTGATGTAGATAAATTAGCGTCAGTAACAGTATAAATCCTATTAGCCGTTAGATCTTGCGTAGTACCATTAATAGTAATCGATCTACTATCAGGCACTGTGCCATCAACAATCTGCTCAATCGTATATACGTTTGAAGGACTGTTAGCCTGAGCTGACTTCCTCTCCGTCATATCAACACCTGTTTGGATGCCTATAAATCTTGTGCCAGCTGGTACGCTCATTTTTAATATGTTTTATTAAGTGTAAATATTTCTGAATATATTGAGTTTCCTGCATTGTTAGTATTCCACTGAGCAGTGATAACTAATGTATTAGATACAGTAGTATCAAAAGTTGTATTGTTTACTATACTAAAATTTACTCCCTCAAAGTTAAATCCTGAATTTTTAGTATATGCAAACAATCCTCCTGATGCTATAGAAGCTACAGTTGCTGCTCCTAAAGTTCTTACAGTAAAATCAACATTTAATTTCCAATGCTTAGAAGTAGCAGCACTCATTGCCATAACTCCTGTATCTGCTAGTAATATTCCTGAAGCAGTTTTAATTCTAATTTCTAAAGTAGCTGTACTTATACAAGATAAATGTCCTATCAATACACCACTAAAACTATCTCCTATTTGAAATCCATTTGCGGGAATTGTAAGAGTTCCTAAACCACCATCTAATAAACTACCTTCAACAGCAGTAGCCGTTACAGGAGTACTAGAATTTGTTTGTGCATATAAACCTATATTACCTTGTATATCCTCTATGGTATAAACTTCAGTCGGGCTGTTTGCTTGACTAGACTTTCTTTCAACCATGTCAACGCCTGTTTGGATTCCTATAAATCTTGTGCCAGCTGGTACGCTCATAATGCTTAGTTATATATTAAATTTCCTTACTGCACGAACATAGTTTGAAAAACTTTTTCCATTAGCACTAATAGAACCATTTTGAAAAAATAAACCTAATGAATTAGAACTATCAAATTCAGTGCTACTCCAATATAATTGAAATGTAAGCAAAGAAGATCCACTTATAGGCCCGAAAGATGAATTACCCGATAATGTTTTATTTATGTTAAATTTATTTTGCCACAATAAACTTAATTCATCAATGGATGGTAAATACCAATCAGATTTCCCTAATGAAACTAAATCTAAACATAATTTAGCAGCTCCACTTGTAAATCCTGATTGTCCAACTATTGCATTACTGTTAGACAAACCATCCCAAGATGACTGAGCAGCAGTTCCAATTAATGTACTTGCTACATTTGACCATGCTGAAGAAGTGCTCAAATCAATAGTATCTACAACTAAATAATATTGAATACCATTATCAATATACCTATGAAATATTACACCACCTTCATCAACTACATACTCGCCTATTTGATACTGAAATACATTACTGCTAACAGCAGTCATATCAAACTGATACTGATCACCACTAGAGTCACTACCAAATAGTTTGTCTCCTGCACTAGGTGTCTTTAATGGATAATTATTTACTTTCATAATACAAATATAGTTATTTTCCTTGACCTCTATAGCCCTTCTTGTATAGCTTACTGGTCTTTATCTTTGACTGTTTTGTCTTAGCATGTACGCCTGGACGGCTGACATATTTTTTCTCAATTTTTTTTAATTCGTCTACTTTCTTCTTCATAATCCTTTTAACATTTTAATTAGTCGAGGACAAGGGTATACGTCTGACTTATCCACCCTAACAGAGTTATGCGTAAATAAACCGTTCTCTCCTTTTAACGCTCTTTTGTTTAACGTCCAAATATCTTCGTTGTATTTTATGTCTATGTCGTATGTTTCACCTAAGTAAACTAATAACTCGCGTAGACTTTCAATTTGCTTATCCGAATACTTGTGCCAACGTTTATGGTTCTTAAACGGCTTTTCTAAAAACGTAACTTCCGAAGGGTCTACTATACCGCCTACATAGTTATAGAATTTTCCGTCTTTTTCTACTAAGTACGCCCAGTTAGTAATCTCTATACCTACTGAATATTTGTCTAAGTTTTTATACGGTAAGTGCTGACCTTTGAAAACGCTATCTTTTACCCCTAAGTGCCACGCCCAATCTCTTGAACTAAACGCTTGTGCTATCGTACCTTCGTAACCTATTACAAACGCAGTCGCTACACGTTCCTTGTTATTCGCCCAACCTTTTATAGTACTCACTGCGTTCTTGTTGCCAGCTGTGTGGTGTATGTAGATTTGTCTCTTAGGTGTGTTTTCACCAATATACTGCGTCTCAGGAAGCCGCTCTTGTACTATTTTAGTAGTGTCCATTAGTTCTTTAATTTATCAGCCTCCTCTTTAGCTCTAAGCACAAATGACTTAAGAGACTTTATTATGTTTTTACCCGTGACTGCTTCGTAGTTCTCGTTTATGCTAAGTATCTCTACAAACACACAACCGAGGGCAACCACCTTTGTCATTATAAGCTCAACAGAGATAAATTCAGCTACTAAATCAGCAGCGATGTACTTCTCTATCAAGAACACAAAAATAATCGCTCCTGAGTAAAGTAATGACTTGCTTATAGTATGTGATAGTTTTCTGCTTTTAATGGATCCCCATCCGCTATTTTTAACACTTCGCCAGATACCGAACATAGTGTCTAATAATATAGCACATATCGCTATGTATATCATTGGCTTGACTGGGCTTATTATAGCTAGTAAGGACGCTATAAAAATCTTTGTTTTCATTTCTTGGAATATATTACGTACAAAGTTATAAAAATCAACAATATCCATAACATATTAATCCATGGAAATTTATTTTTATCGTAATACTTTACTGGTATCTTTCTCTCTATTATCTTTTCGTATGGCTTGTCTATAAATATAGTGTCGCATTTTCCGTTTATGTACACCTTATCTTCCACTCTCCAAACCTTGATTTTTAATCTATCTTTTGTTATAGTGATAGTGTCGTACAACTCATCAACCTTAACTACTGTGTCTACCCTTACCTCTGGGATTGTTATTCTTATAGTGTCCCTAATGGTATCCTTTACTATCATTGTGTCGGTAGTCAATAACCATGGATGGTTATTTATCAACCTAGTAAACCGTTGTTTTGGACTACATGAAAATAGACATATTGATAGGATGATATATAGGATGATCTTCATTATTCAAAAGGTGGTGGGGTAGGACGTGGCTCATAAGGAATCATCTCAAGGTCTTTAACCCACATAAAATCAGGGTTTACACATTGCTCCATTTCCTCTACTGAGATAATCCAATTATCATTCAAGTCTTGAATAGGATTAAAGTAGCTATCTGGTGCATATAACTGCCCTACTATCTCATCCTTTTGTACCTCTGTCAATAGTCCGACATAGGTTAACTTTTGTTCTGTTGTTAAATCTGTTAGTTTCATACTTGACGTGATAATGTAGTTTGAAAGGCTTGTACTGCTGTGTAAAAGTTAGCTGCTTCTGTTAAAGTTAAAGTATCACCTAAAAATGCAAAAGCTAAATTTCCGTTAAAGTAAGATTGTGTTGTTCCTGCATAGTTTCTTGCACCTAAATAAACCGCAAAAGCTGGTGCTTCAGAAGTACTTGGTGTTGTCGTACTTATAGATGTACCATTTCTAAATAACCTTGTTACTGTTAAACTATCTCTATTAACGTGAAATAAACCTCTTGTATCTGTTACAAAATTAGCGCTGCCATCTACTATATAATTATTTGCACCATAAAAAGTATTTCCACTTGCCGATTTAGGTGTAATTAATAAACCATTAAAACTAAAACCTAAAGCCCCTAATAAAGCATAATCAGCAGTTAAATTAGTTCTTGAATATGCTCCACCACTTACATTGCTTGTTGTACTGTTTGCACTTGGTAACCATTTTGTATCTGCATATCCATTTGTGGCAAATGTAATACCATTACTTGAATGAGTTACTCCACCGTGAAACGTCATTCTAAACGCAGCATCCGTATCTAATGGATTCTTTAAGTTAAACTTATGATTTGAAGCTGTTCCACCTACCATTGGATATACCGCTTTCATTTTAGTCCACAAGCCATCTGCTTTCATTCCTATTACAAGGTTGTTTACTGCTGTAGCTTCTACTTGGTCTTGTATATTAGCAGCAGTTACAAAAGCCTGAGCATCTGCATCACTTACTGTTTGAGTTCCTATTGAGCGACCGATAGTAGTTTGGAATGCTTGTACTGCTGTATTTAAATCAGTCATATTTTGATTTGTTAATCCGTCGCCAATACTTGAAAAAGCTATTTGTTTATTGTCATAATAAGAAGGAACACCTCCTATTTTAAAGGTAGTATTTGAAGGTGTTTGAGAAGCTTCTGTATGCGTTGTTACAGAGCCTCTAATCATTAAATTTGTAGAAGCACTTAAAGTTCTATTTGCTATAAAAAGCCCTCTTGTATCTGCGTTTGCAGCATTTGGTTGGTTTGCTGAATGAACCGAATAATAAGTGCCACCAGCATAGTTTAATGTTAATTTACACCCTCCATTTTGACCATAATTATTACTCCCCATAACTATAACCAAACCACCAGTATTTGTTCTTGAATATATTGAGAAATGCGCATTATTTTGAGATAAATTACTCAAATCATTTAAGAATGTATCTGCATATCCATTCGTTCCATTTGGTAAAGCCCCATTAACAGAATGAGTCCATCCTCCTAAAAAAGAAAGTCTAAATGCCGCATCAGTATCCAAAGGATTCTTAAGGTTAAACTTGTGTTGTGACGCTGTAGAACCAACCATAGGATACAAAGCCTTCATTTTACTCCAAACATTATAACCTTTCAAGTCAACTACCAAAGTATTGATTGCCGTTTGTTGTGTTGGATCTGTTATTGCAGCCGCTGTTATGAATGCTTGTGCATCGGGGTCTACACTAGAACCTAAATTAGATCTAGATCCAACAGCATTTGATATGGATATCTGGATTGGCATTGATTACCAAAGAGCAATTATGCCAGAGGCTGTTGTTGTAGATGAAAACACTCTGATCACCTGGATCGGAATAAATGTACCATTGGCTACATTTAATAATGTAACGTCATCACCATCTGCTGTTAATATACGCAATGTACCACCTGTACCTACATACAAAACACAAGGCCATCTTGCCTCATTAGGTGAAGCCGTATTGTCACCAGGGTATGGGATGTTTACAGTATTACTTGGTGTTACATCAGCAGCTCTGCTGGTTTGTAGTTTTAAGTTTGCCATGTCTTATTTTTTTGTGCTTTTACCGTTAGATCCATTACGACCTCTATTGATCGATGGACTCTCAAGTACAAATTTACCATTTTTTTTCTTACTAACATCCATACCACCCTTGCCTTCAATATCTCTACCTCTTCTTTCTTTTGTGTGTTCAGCTCTATATTTCTTTTGCTTGTCGGTCTTGTTGAGATCACGCTGATATTCACGCCTCTTTTCAGCGGCTTCAGGATTCTTTGCATAGTATTTTGATGTCTTACTTGTTCCCATATCTTGATGTTTTCTTTGCTAATTTTCTACCACTTTACTTTGTGACTCCAAAATCTGGCACTTAATTTACTAGGATTTGGGTCTTGAGCATTATGTCTAGCATAATAAGATTTCTTTCTTGCTTTATCCTCCTTTGTTTTTGGATTTTTTCCAGCGCCTACTACTCCCTGTTGGCCAAATCGTATCGTCTTAATCTGATCGCCTTCTTTAGCTATAACAATATGACTCTTGGTCGCATGACTTGGTGTTCGCTTGGGCTTATTAAATCCCTCGACTCTAGCTCGTTCTAATCGA